CCCTGCAACATATCATTAGCTTTGTTGATATCTGTTGTATCATCAACAATTCTATAACTGTTTGGAAGGTTATCCCATTCTATTGTTTTAATTATTAAATAAGTCATACCGCTTTATAACATAGGATAAAATGGGAGTCAAATAAAAAAATAAAAATAATTTTCTTGACATATCCTAAAAAATCCTATACACTTGGACGGTGGCTGGGGATGGTGGTTAGTGTATATAATAAAAAAACTACATTAGAACGATTCTAAACTGGACCATACAACTACAGGTTGTGTCGTGGGATAGGACTTGACAAGATATTAAATATAGGATAGTCTGGGATGTAGAAAGGAAAAATAAATATGAGTAAAACAATGACTAAATATCAACTGGAACACTTTAAAGAGAAGGTTGATAGGCAATTTGAACCAATGATCCGAGACCAAGAATTATTGGTCAAGCAATTTAAGACTGAAGCAACTGATAAAGCTGTTGACAAGCTATCTAAAAAGATTGGCGCAGATACAATTATCAAGAAGTTTGCTGAAGCAGAAAAAAAGTTAGAGGAAGCAAGAGCAACTGCACTAACATTTTTTCAAAAAAGAAAACCAAAAGATGCTGAACTTAATTACAATTTCAGGAAAGATAATTCTTATAGGAGTGATGAATTATCTTTGAGAGATTGTCAAGAACAACTGCGAGAGTGGGCGTCTGATTTGGCCCAGCGTGAGATTGAGAAGAGACCTGAAGGCGCAAAACTACGACAACTAAAAGAACTTAAACAAAAAGCAAAAGATGTTGTTATGGAAAGTGGCACGCCTGATAGTCTAGCTATTGCGCTTGACAAAGTATCTCAAAAGATTGGTTTAAGGTGGAACCAAGATTTAACCGCTTTACCAAATTTTAAACAAACTGGATAATTAAGACTTGACAGAGTATCCTATTTAATATAGGATACTCTTATTATGAAAGATATAATTAAAACGATAGAAGACCAAACAGATTTTGTAGTTTCGTGGAAAGCTATAAAATATAATAAAACAATATTCAGAGTCGGCAACTTAAACAAAGAGGGTTGCAGAGTCTGGGAACAGGGAGGCAAAAAGTATATGTGTTTCTGGGATACAGTTTTAGGAAGATATACAACGTGCATTAACCCAATGATAACTTACAGGAAAGCGAGGAACTAATGCCAATAGAAATAAAATTACTATTTATGTTTATGATTGTGGTTTGTGTTTGGGAAATGGCAAGGAATAAATAATAGGGGTTGACAGTGATAGATTTATCCTATATGATCCCAGATATGAAAACAGAGGAAAGAAGAAATAGATTTACTGGCGCAAGAGAATTCTTGACAGTAGAAGAAGCATACTTGCATGATAGAGTATTTTATCACGAGGCATTAGAGCAGTGGGATAAAATGCAAAAGGCTTTGGATAAGTTTAGTCGTCTTAATCCTAAAGCTTACATGACGCTTCTTGATTAATAGGTGAATACACCTATAGGTTGTGGCGCAGAGAACCATGGAGACCAAGCAACGAAGTGGGGAGGCGCCGCAGCTAACAATTCATAGTGGTCCCAGGACCAATCTCAATTTTGCAAATTTCTAAAAAAAGCTTTTTTGTATCTAGACTAAGGATCCTACAACCTACACTAGATTTGCATGATTTAGATAAACATGGTAGAAAAATACTTTACGGGTTTCAAAATCAACCTCTAAAAATTTTGCGGAAAATTTTTTTGAAATGAAAATAGATAAAGAAAAACTAAAAAATATAGATAAACTACCTGCTGATGTTAGACGTGAGCTGGCTTTGCTTATGAATAAGCATGACCAGAAAACAAAAGAATCTAAGATACAATCTGATTTTTTAACCTTTGTAAAACATGTGTGGCCAGATTTTATTGAAGGTAGACATCACAAAGAGATAGCAGATAAATTTAACAAACTAGCTGCGGGTAAAATTAAAAGACTTATAATCAATATGCCACCAAGACATACCAAATCAGAGTTTGGTTCGTACTTACTCCCTGCTTGGATGGTGGGTAAAAATCCTAAACTAAAAATTATTCAATCAACTAATACAACTGAGTTATCAGTTAGGTTTGGTCGTAAAGCAAAACAACTTATGGATTCACCAGAATACAAAGAAGTATTTCAAACTAGATTAAAAGAAGATTCACAGGCTGCTGGTAAATGGGAAACACAACAAGGTGGTGAGTATTATGCAGCGGGTGTAGGATCGGCAATCACTGGACGGGGTGCGGATCTACTTATCATTGATGACCCACACACTGAACAAGACGCTATGAATGCACAAGCATTAGACAGAACATTTGAATGGTATACCTCAGGTCCTAGACAACGTTTACAACCTGGCGGATCAATCTTGTTGATTATGACAAGATGGAATGAAAAAGATTTAACAGGTAAATTAATTTCTGCACAAAAAGAAGTTAAAGCTGATCAGTGGGAAGTAATTGAGTTCCCTGCTATTATGCCCTCGGGTAAACCATGTTGGCCAGAGTATTGGAATATAAAAGATTTAGAAGGTGTGAAAGCATCTATACCGGGTTCTAAATGGAATGCTCAGTATATGCAAAAGCCTACTTCAGAAGAAGGAGCTTTAATAAAAAGAGAATGGTGGCAAGATTGGGAACACGAAGAGATGCCAGTCCTAGAGCACGTTATACAATCTTACGACACAGCTTTTATGAAAAAACAAACAGCAGACTTTAGTGCGATAACGACATGGGGAGTATTTCGTCCTTCTGAAGATGAACCAGCTAATTTAATTTTGTTAGATGCGTTTAAAGAACGAGTCGAATTTCCTGAGTTGCGTAGGATCGCGCTTGAACAATACGGCTACTGGAATCCAGAAACTGTTATAATCGAGAGTAAGGCATCTGGACTACCTTTAACTTATGAGTTGCGTAAGATGGGTATTCCTGTTATAAATTTTACACCTAGTAAAGGCAATGATAAGCACACTAGGGTTAACTCGGTATCACCTCTGTTTGAGAGTGGCCGAATATGGGCGCCCAAAGAAATGGAGTTCGCACAAGAAGTTATTGAAGAATGTGCAGCTTTCCCATATGGCGATCATGATGACTTGGTCGATAGTATGACCCAAGCTGTCATGAAATTTAGACAAGGTGGTTTAGTAGAACACCCTGAAGATTATAAGGATGAACTACTGCCAAAACGACAAAAGGTGTACTATTAATGGAATTTGAAACATACGCAGATGTAATAGATTCTTACAACTCTGGTGTAGGAGTTGAGGGCGGAGAATCCTTGACTGATTACATAAAAAGGAATAATATAAAAATCAAAGAAATCGACATGGATCCCATGGGCGATCTCGAAAATATTTTAAAAGGAAGTAGACCTATGGAAGAAGAAGGTATCGCACAATTAGCATCAGCAAGAAAAATTGATCCAAGTGTTACGATGGAAATGATCGTAGAAGAATTTATCAAAAGAAAAAGACGAAGACCTAAAAGTATTGATGAACTAAAAGAATTTTATTTTGAAATGCAATCTGGCGGAAGAGAAATGGCTGGAGAAATGAAGATGGCATCAGGATACAGCCCTGGTAGTTATTCTGATGACGAAATTGAAATGTACAAACAGTATCAGTACGAAATGAACGAACAAAGACCTGGAATGCCTATTATGGAAATAGATGATTTCATAAGAATGGAACTTGGTCAAGCCAGAGCAGGTGTTCGAGCTGGAGGATTACCCGGTATCTTAGGAGTTTAATTTGAAACTCCATCATTATAACGAAGCCTACGCATGGATGGTCAGGCGAGCAAAGTTCGCTGACGGCACACCTAAACCTTTACCAAAACCTGAACGAAGTTTTGCTGACAAACTTAAAACTTTAAAATCAGTTTCACAAGGCATAAGCCCTGAATCCAGAATCCGGTTGCTAGATTATTTTATCCAAGAAGCTTTGACCAAGGGTCAATTAAACGAGGAACAGGCATCAGGAATCTATGACAAGTTAAGAGAAGACAAAGATAAAATTAGAGATCAAATTGAGGCTTTTGAAAGAGAGAATTTTGTAGAAGGAGGATTACTTAAAACAGGACCTAATACAGGTAAGTATGTTTTAAGAAGTAAAATAGATGGAGAAAGAGCTAGAAGATTTTTTGATACTAAAGAAGAATTTGATGAAGCTGTAAAAATATCTAAAGCAAATAAAGGTGGTGGCGCAAGAGATCAAAGCAAAAGAATAAGTAAACCCACTAACTCTGAAATAGAAATATCTGAAAAAGTATATGGAGATAAATATAATAAAAAAGGCGAAGAACTTTGGAAATCTTTAACGGTAAAAGAAAGAGGAGGTATCCGACAAGGGACCACCACTGGCGGAAAAAAAGGTCCCACAGAAGGTCTCGCAGTTAATCAAGAAGGTAAACCAAACTATGTTGTAAAGAGAGAAAAAGCTTTAAAAAGAAATGCTCCGTTTTTTCAAAAAGGAACAAAAAATTTTCAGTTTCACCACATTATGAATATTGGTGGTGAAATTCCTTTAGATACAAATGATATTGGAATTATTTCTGAAAAGATGAATAGAACTCTTGCTCCTTATAATAGAAAATTAAATAACATAGCAGATAATATTTCTGATTTAATTAATGCTCAATCTGATGGTTACTTAAAAAAAATAGAAACTTTAAATAATCAAGCAGAGGGAATTGTTAAAAATGCAACTAAACAATTACCTAACGAATATAAAAACTTAATTGGTTTTAATAAAGTAGTTCCAGTATTTGATGAAAATGCAACGGTTATAGATTTTACAGCTAAAAAAGTTGGAGGCAGTAATCAAAAACAACCTGGAATAAAATTAGAAAATTTAACAAATAAACAAGCAAGTGCATTAAGAAAACAAATTAAAGCAGATGCATTAAAATTTGAGAAAGCTGGATTAAAAGATAAAATACTTTCAGGAGCAGGTAAAGTTTTAAAAACAGCGGGTAAAGTTATTAAACCTGTAGGATATGCTGTAGGCACTAAAGCTTTGTTTGATGCAAGAGCCTTGGCTAAAGAACAAGGAATAGAGTTATCTAAAACAGACCAATTAATGGCCTTAGATTCTGGAGATCCAAATGTAGCAATTAATAACTATATGAGAAGAAATGACCCTGAATTCGCTGCACAAGAGAGAGCAAAAGATTTAGGACAGATGACAGATGATTTTGAAGAAGTAGGACAATCAACATTCGGGAAATACAATGACCAAATCAAAAACATCAAATTACCCTAAGACCTGGCTCCTGCCGCCTAAATCAGGACCTGATCCACAAGGGTTGAATTTAAACTATAATACTGTTAAAACAGTTAAATTGGAGAAAACAAATGGCAGACAAAATAGACAAAGCCCTAACACAAGGGCCAAGATCATCGATTAATATTCCGGGTGAAGAAAAAATTGAAGAAGCTATTGAACAAGAAGTAGTTGTTGAAGAAACTAAAAAAGGACCAGTAGAAATGGTCGAGGAAGAGGATGGGTCAGTTACAGTTGACTTCGATCCTAATGCCGCTTCACCAGAAGGTAGTGATGAACACTATGCAAACTTAGCAGAATTTTTACCCGATAATGTTTTAGGAGAACTAGGATCTGATCTAACTCAAAAATATATGGACTACAACATGTCCAGAAAAGATTGGGAAAAAACTTACACACAAGGTTTAGACTTATTAGGTTTTAAATACGATATGAGAACTGAACCATTTCAAGGGGCAAGTGGTGCAACTCACCCTGTTCTTGCAGAAGCTGTAACACAGTTTCAAGCTTTAGCTTACAAAGAATTATTACCAGCAGATGGACCCGTTAGAACACAATCTATTGGTGCACCTAGCGAAGAAAAAACAAGACAAGCTCAAAGAGTAAAAGATTATATGAACTATGAGCTCATGGAAAAAATGCATGACTATGAGCCCGACTTCGATTCAATGTTGTTCTATCTGCCATTAGCAGGTTCAACATTTAAGAAAGTTTATTTTGATGAACTTTCTGGTAAAGCAACATCGAAGTTTGTACCTGCGGATGATTTGATTGTTCCCTATTCGGCTACCTCATTAGACGATGCGGAAGCAATCATCCACCGGGTTAAAATTTCTAAAAACGAATTAAGAAAACAACAAGTTGCAGGTTTTTATTTAGATGTAGAATTAGGTACACCTGGTTATCAAGAAAACGAAGTTGAGAAAAAAGAACGAGAACTAGAAGGTCAAAGAAAATCTAAAGACGATGACATTTATACTTTGCTAGAGTGTCATGTTAATTTAGACCTTGAAGGTTTTGAAGATCAAGATCAAGAAACGGGTGAACAATCAGGAATAAAAATTCCTTACATTGTAACTGTTGAAGAAGCTACAAGACAAGTTTTAGCTATTAGAAGAAATTACGAAATTGGAGATCCAAAGAAAGAGAAGATCCAATACTTTGTCCACTTTAAGTTTTTACCGGGACTAGGATTTTACGGCTTTGGTCTCATCCATATGATTGGTGGTCTGTCTAGAACTGCAACTGCAGCTCTTCGTCAATTATTGGATGCGGGTACGCTCTCCAACCTACCCGCAGGATTTAAAATGCGTGGCATTAGAATTAGAGATGACGCGCAATCAATTCAACCTGGTGAGTTTAGAGATGTAGATGCACCGGGTGGTAACTTAAAAGATTCGTTTATGATGTTACCATTTAAAGAACCATCTCAAACATTATTACAATTAATGGGTGTTGTTGTATCAGCTGGTCAACGATTTGCATCGATTGCAGATATGCAAGTCGGTGATGGTAATCAACAAGCGGCTGTTGGAACAACTGTTGCTCTTCTGGAAAGAGGATCAAGAGTTATGTCCGCAATACACAAAAGAATTTACTCTTCTTTAAAACAAGAATTTAAAATGCTAGCAAGAGTATTCAAATTATATCTACCACCGGAATATCCATATGATGTAGTTGGGGGTCAAAGAATGATTAAACAACAAGACTTTGATGATCGAGTAGATATACTGCCAGTTGCGGACCCTAACATCTTTTCACAAACTCAGCGTATATCCCTCGCGCAAACAGAGTTGCAGCTGGCAACATCTAATCCGCAAATACATAATTTGTATCAAGCGTATAGAAATATGTATGAAGCCTTAGGTGTAAAAAATATTGATACGTTATTAGTTAAACCACAACCACCTGCTCCAATGGATCCTGCATTAGAAAATATTATGGCTTTAGCTGGTAAACCTTTTCAAGCTTTTCCTGGTCAAGACCATAGAGCACACATCACATCGCATTTAAACTTTATGGCAACTAATATTGCTAAAAATAATCCTATGATTACAGCTGCGATGGAAAAAAATATTATGGAGCACATAAGTTTGATGGCACAAGAGCAAATTGAATTAGAGTTTGCACAAGAAATTCCACAACTTGCTCAGATGCAACAGATGGCCCAACAAAATCCACAAGTTGCACAGCAGTTACAAGCCATGACACAAAGACTTGAAGCAAGAAAAGCTGTGTTGATTGCTGAAATGATGGAAGAATTTTTAAAAGAAGAGCGAGAAGTCACGTCAGGTTTTGGAAATGACCCTATCGCTAAGCTTAGAGCAAGAGAATTAGATCTTAGAGCTATGGATAACGAGCGTAAAAAGGTTGAAGGTCAGGAAAGAATCAATCTTGATCGTATGAAATCTATGATGAACCAACAAGACAAGCGAGATAAGTTGGATCAGAACGAACAATTAGCAAAACTAAGAGCTGATACATCAATCGAAAAGACAATTTTGAGCAAATCTATTCCAAATGTGGATAAAATGATGCCAAGTGTTGAAATTGAAAAATATGAAGGAGAAAATCGATGAGAAAAAAGTTCCCAGACCTAACAGGTGACGGAAAAGTTACACAAGCAGACATTCTTAAAGGTAGAGGAGTGTTTAAAAAAG